GCAGAAGAGAGCCACAATATTGGGACAATCAATGCAGAAGATATATGGAAAAACAAGAATCAGTTAAAAAAGCTGTAAAAAAAGCAGAAAAGAGTTAAGATAATTATAAATCTTTCTTTTAATTGTTATGGCTGCTGTTAAAGGTGATGTGGGTCAAGTCAAATTTGATGATGGTGGCTCATCCGTAAACCCAGTATTAGGCACAAGATCATGGTCTATGTCTATCACCAAAGATACTCAAGAAACAACTGTACAAGGTGACACCTTTAAGAAATTTGTTGGTGGACTTATTGAGGGTGAGGGATCTGCTGAATTAGTTTATGACTCTGCTGCCTCTGGTGAGACTGCTACATTTATGGATGGAGTGTTAACAACAGGTGATGCCGCTACTGCTGCCTTTGAACTATTCCCAGACAGTGCTAGTGGTTCTGCTAAAATTAGCTTCTCTGGCCTAATTACTAGTTTTGACTATGGTGCAAGTATGGGTGACATCCAGACTATAAACATCACATTCAAACCATCTGGAACTATTACTTCAGCTATTTAATTTTTTAAAATTCTTCGCATTTATTTATGGCAAACCAAAGAACCGCAGACCTTCTCATTGATGGTTTCAAAGATGAGATGACGACTAGACGCAAGTATGAATTAAAAGATTCATCTGGCAAAGTCTTAGCAGTTTTATATTTTCCTCCGATCACTAGATTTGACAGGCAAAAAGCACAACAGTTAGCTGGAACTGATGAAGCTTTGACTGTTTCTACTCAACTGCTTTGTAAAATGGCACAGAAAGAAGATGGTACTCCAGCTTTTGATATGTCAGATGCACCAATATTACAAAGATCATTACCAGAAAAGGTTTTAAATGAACTTGAATTATTTTTATTTGATATTCAATTAGACCTTGATACTGCAAAAAAAGAATAAAAGGGGATAACTGGTTAAATTTTGAGTTTTTCCTAGCAACAGAACTTGGCAAGACATTACAAGAATTAAGAAATAGCCTTACAGAAGAAGAGCTAATATATTGGGCTGCATATTATGAGGTTAAAAATGATAGAGAAAAACAGCAAATAAATCGTCAAAAAGCAAATAGGAGGTAATATATAATAAAGACTTTTTTTATTTGTGGCACAGGCTAATGTAAAACTTACTGTTGATGCCACCAGTGCGACAAGAGCATTACAGGGTGTACAAAATCAAACTAATCAATTACAAAAAGCATTTGGTGGTCTTAAAACGGCATTACTTGGCATTGGATTTGTTGCTGTAACTAAAAATATTGTATCTACGACAGTTGAATATCAAAAACTCGAACAGAGATTAAAAGTTTTAACCGCAACAAATGGTCAATATGCGGAATCTGTGGAACTTGCAAGACAAGCACAGGTTAAATTTGGTTTAAGTGGAACTGAAGCTCTTGAAGCTATAACTAACCTACAGGCAAGGCTTGGAACTTTAGGAGTTTCAATGCAAGATATGACAACAATATTTAATGGATTTAATACAGCAGCAATATTATCTGGAGCATCTACACAGGAACAGGTTGGAGCAATGAGGCAGTTAATACAGGCTTTAGGTTCTGGTGTTTTGCGTGGTGATGAATTTAACAGTATTGCTGAACAAATGTCGGCAATACAAGGGCCAATAGCAAAACAATTAGGAATTAATGTCGATCAATTAAGAGAGTTTGCACATCAAGGAAAGATTACAAAAGAAATTGTTATTGCAGCTTTTAGAGAAATAGAAAAAGAAGGATCAAAAGCACTCAAAGAATTAATAAAAAATGATCCATCAATGACATTTAAAGTTTTAAATAATTCCATAGAAATGTTATCTATAGAGTTAGGTAAAATTTTTGTGCCAGCAGTTTTAGATGGTGTTACGGCTTTGTCTGCTTTAGTTAGGGCAGTAGGTAACTTTATAAACTCTGATGCTGGTCAAGCAGCCTTGATACTCTCAGGAATAGCATTAGGTGTTAAAGGAATATCTGTTGCTTATGCAACTGCTCAAATTGCTCTTTCTAGCTTGGCTTTTAATTTAAGTCATATTGGTGTTCAAGCGATAATTGCACAACAAGGATTAACTGGATATTCTGCTCGACTTTTACTTGCAACAAAAAGTACAACAGCTTTAACTATTGCTACTGGTGCATTAACTATTGCTATGAAAGCATTGCCAGTAGTAGCTCTTGCAGGTGGATTTGTTTTTTTAACTAAATCAATAATCCGAAGTATTAATAAACAAAAAGAATTTAACAGAATAATGACAGAGGGTTCAGTAGAGGAACTGCAAGGGCAGTTAGATAAGGCGGTTGAAAAATATTTAAAATTAGAGAAAGAATTAGAGAGAATAAGTGAGTCAGGTAATTTTATAGAAAAGCTTTTTGTAGAAAATGATGGTCAAAAAATATTAGAGGAGGCTGGCGAAGAAATAAGAAAAATTGTAAATCGAATTACAGAAGTTCAAGATGAAGCTAAAGAATCTCTTTTCAAAAAAGATTTAAAAGATTTAAAAGATGTAAATAAATCATTAAATGATAGAAAGAAATTATTAGAAACTGGAACTGAAGAAGAACGAGAACGTTTAAAAATTAAACAAAAAATGGATGAATTTAGAACTAAATTTGCTGGCATGGATATTACAGAACTAGAAGCACTTATAAAAAATAATCAAGAATTAGAAAAGAGTATTAAAAATTTAGAAAGAAAAGAAGAGGCCGCCAAAGCATTAGCAAAGCAATATGAACAAATAGGTAAAAGTATAGAAGATGGCATTGTTTCTAATCTTGCTGATGCTGTAGAAGGAACAAAGACATTAGCAGAAGCAGCCGTTGACGTATTAAATAAACTGAAACGTAAGTTGATTGAAGTTGCTATACAGAGAGTAATTTCTGGTTTGAATATAGGTGGCAGTATTGGTGATTTCCTAAAAGATGTATTTAAAGCAGAAGGAGGGCCAGTTAATCGTGGAAGAAGTTATATAGTAGGAGAAAGAGGGCCAGAAATGTTTGTTCCTAATACATCAGGTACAATCGTGCCAAATAATAGCCTAGCTATGGGTGGAGGTGGTGTTACAAATGTCATTACTGTAAATGTTGATAGTTCTAGTTCAGATGTACAAAGTAATGATGGTCAAGCAAACCAGTTTGGTGAGGCATTAGCAGCAGCTATTCAAGCTGAATTAATAAATCAAAAACGTGCTGGTGGGCTTTTATCTAACACATAATCATGGCAACTTTTCCTTCAATCACTCCACAATATTCTGGCTTTAGAAAAGCAAGCAGACCAAATGTAACTATTGTGCGTTTTGCAGACGGATATGAACAGCGTCAAATGGTGGGCATAGCGGCTCATCAAAACCCCAAAATATTTACTTTGATATTTAATGTAAGCGAAACAGATGCAGACACTATAGAAACTTTCCTTGATGCTAGAGCCATTGATCAAGATAGTTTTGATTACACTCCAAATGGAGAATCAAGTTCAATGAAATTTGTCTGTGAAAATTGGAGTAAAAATATACCATATAACAACAGGGCGATAATAAATGCGACATTTAGGGAGGTATTTGAAACGTAATGGCGATACCTACTGATGAGCTACAAAAGACAAACCCTAGTGCAAAGATTGAATTGTTTGAAATTCATTTAGTTTCTGCAATACATGGGAGCAGTGACATCAAAAGGTTTTTTAATGGTTACGGAGATAATTCTTTTAATAATTTAATTTTTCAAAGTCAGTCATATAATGCAATTCCTATTGAGGCTAATGGTTTTAAATATGCTGCCACTAGAACAACTTTGCCTAGACCGACAGTAAGAATAAGTAATTTAGATTCAACGATTTCAGCTTTGATGACACAAGCTAATCTTGCAACACCAAAAAATGACTTAAATTCAGCAAAATTTATCCGTAAAGTTACTTTGATGAAATATCTAGATAATGAAAATTTTGAAGGTAATACTAATCCATATGGAACTCCATCAAATACTACTTATGATGAGGAGATATATTTTATTGATCGTAAAACTGTAGAGAGTAAAATGTTTGTTGAATTTGAATTAGCTTTGAATCTTGACTTGCAAAACAGAAAAGCACCGAAGAGAATAATAACAAGAAATGATTTCCCTTCTGTTGGTACGTTTGTATGAATAACTGGCAAGAGCAAGCACTACATCATGCAAAGACTTCTTTACCAGATGAGTCCTGTGGGTTAGTAATTGATATTGATGGGGTAGAGCAGTATTTCCCTTGCAATAACATAGCCGTAGAAGGTGCAACATCTTTTACGATTGATCCTGATGATTGGGCTAGGGCAGAAGAAATCGGGACTGTATTGCATATTTGTCACTCACACCCAAATGGTGATTTGACTGCATCAGAAGAAGATATAAAAAATTGTAATTTTATCGGTTTATCTTGGTTTATTTTTGATCCAGAAAATGATCAATTTACAGAATTAAAACCACTTGAGTTAAAGCCTATGCTTGAAAAAGAATTGTTTATTGATCGTGAAAGGAAAGAAGGAGAAGAAGGTCTAAGAAAAATAAAAGTGTATGGAAGATTAGCTCAAATGGTTGGGTGGCATACTAATTACGCAGATATTAAAAGTGTAAAAGATGCAGTAAAATTTATTACTTGTAATCATCCAGAAACAGAGGGGCATCTAACAAATCATCTTTATCGAGTAGTTATAAATGGTGACATTGTAAAAGATGTGGATGAGTTAATAATGAATACCGAAGGAGAAATAAAAATTATTCCTATAGTGTCAGGTTCTTTTATTTGGCTTGCGGCTGCATTTATAGGTGCTGGTGCGGCAGCAACGGCTATTGGTGGCTTCTTTGCAACAACAATAGGTACTGCAATAGCATCTGCTTTGACATATACAGGTGTTTCAATGGCAATAAGCGGAGTAACTAATATGTTATTCCCACAACAGCAACCAAATGTTGGAGATGTTTCTAGTGGTTTGAGTGAAACTGATACCAGAGTTAATTATTCTTTTAGTGGCATCCAAAACGTCAGCCGTAGTGGTGTTTGCGTACCTTTGATATATGGAGAGGTGTTTTGCGGCTCTATAGTGGTGTCATCTGGAACTGACACAGCCCCAGTATTTAGGAGTTAATATGACAATTCCAAGCAATGTTAATAACTTTGGCAGTAATGCTAATTTCAACAAATACGGTCAAGAGGGAATAAGTTATTACGACTCAGAGATGAAAGATGGCGAGATTGGTTCTCGTCAATTTGTAACTACAGTGGATGTGCTTGCAGACGGTGAATTGGCTGGATTCCCTTCTGCTATTGATGCTGGTTTAACACAAGGAACAAACGACTATAACGTATGCAGTCTTAAAGACGTATTTTTAAACAATACACAGGTATTACAACAGTCCGCACCAAATACAAACCCTGCTGACAGTGATTTTAATTTTGGTACATCAATAGCTAATAGACCAGCTTTTATTCCTCGTTTTGGTACTGCTTCACAGACAAGAATACAAGGCCTTAATGAAACAGAAAGAGACAGAGCCGTTGGGGTAACAGTTACAACATCAAGTCCACAAACCGTTACGATTACTGATACTTCTACAGAAGGCATAAGAGTGACACTTGGTTTTCCCTCTTTGCAAAAGATAGAAAGTGATGGGAATATCTCAGGTACAAGAGTTGACTACAAAATAGAAGTAAAAGATCAGGCAAGCACAGTAATAAAACAGATTTTGCCTAATTTTGATGGGCAAACAGTAAATTCAGCATTTTTAGCTAAAAGTTCAACTGGTGCATTTGTTACAGGTAAAACTACATCACCATATTTTAAAGATCACATAATATTCTTACCAGAAGATATTGAAAATTCAGACTTTCCTTTAACAGTTACAGTTACACGCACAACGGCAGATAGTTCGGACAGTTTATTACTTAATGCTTTTGAACTTACATCAATCACAGAATTAGTTTTTGACCCTACTGCTTTTGCCAATACTGCTGTTGCAGCCTTACGTTTTGATGCTGAAATCTTCAGATCTGTTCCACAACGTATGTACAGAGTTCGTGGTCGTAAAGTTAAAATCCCACATAATGCGACTGTCAGAGCAGATGGCAGTTTATCTTTTGACGGTGGCTTCAACGGTACACTTAAAACGGATAAGGAATATTGCAATGATCCAGCTTGGGTACTTTATGATTTATTAACTGAATCAAGGGCGGGTTTTGGTGATTTTGTTTCTGAAGATCAGGTAGATAAGTATTCTTTTTATAATGCGTCTGTTTATAATTCTGAGCTAATAAATAACGGTCAAGGAGGTACTTCTCCAAGATTTAGTGCAAATATTGTTTTACAGCAAAGCACAGAGGCTTTTACATTGTTGAACCAAGTTGCTTCAATGA